TTGTTAGACCCCATAGCGATCTCACCAGTCATCGTACCGCCAGCCAGAGGCAGCTTAGTAGCAATGCTGTTAGTTACTGTGGTAGAGAAGTTAGCATCGTCGCCCAGCGCAGCAGCTAGTTCATTCAGTGTATCCAAGGCAGCAGGAGCAGCAGCAACAACACCAGCTACTTCATCATCTACATACTTCTTAGTGGCTGCATCTAGATCATTAGTTGGAGCAGTAAGGTTCTGGATAGTAGCTGTAGTACCAGCATTCATGTTCAACGTACCGTCGATGGTCACATTGTTAAAGCTTGAAGAGCCAGTAGCTGCAGTTACGTTACCTGTCAGATCGCCTGTTACATCGCCTGTAATAGCACCAGTAACATTACCTGTTACGTTACCAGTTACATTGCCTGTGAGGTTAGCTGTGACGCCACCAGAGGCTGCTACAGTAGTAAAGGCACCTGTAGATGGAACAGCAGCACCGATAGTGGAACCATCAATGGAACCACCGTTAATATCAGCAGTAGCAAATGTACCCTGACCAGATGTAGAAACAGTAGTGAAGCTACCAGCAGCCGTACCAACAGAACCAATAACAGCACCGTCAATGTTACCACCGTTAATGTCTACAGTGTTTAGAGTAGCCAGACCAGTAGACTGAAGTGTAGTGAACTTACCTGTTGTATGACTATTAGCACCAACAGTAGCACCGTCGATAGAACCACCGTTAATGTCGGCAGTAGCAGCTACGAGGCTAGTGTTAGCTTCTAGTGTAGTGAACGTACCAGCGGCAGGTGTACTTGCACCTACGACAGTATTATCCATAGCACCTGAGTTAATATCACCAGATGTAATGTTAGCAGTTGTGATGTCAGCAGTAGCAAAGGTAGATGTGCCAGTAGAAGTAACGTCACCAGTTAGATCACCAGTTACGTCTCCTGTAATATTACCTGTTACGTTACCTGTAAGGTTGCCTGTGATGTTGGCTACGACACCTGCAGGTGCTGTAATAACACCAGTTACATTTAGTGTACCAGCTACTGTAGCATTCTCATGTACTGCAAGGGTATCAATATAACCAATACCATCAATGTACAAGTCTTTAAACTCAGCACCTGTGGCACCAAGGTCAATGTCATCATCTGTAATAGGACGAATAACACCGTCACGAACACTAATCTGTTCTACTGGTACACCAGACACTTCAACGTAGAAGTCTACAGTGTTAGCGCCAGTGTTTACTTGTACTTTATTCTTAGCATCTGCGTCAGCAATAAGGGGTACGTAATCACCTTCGCCAGTTGAGCCATCATGTTTGTGGCCCCCAGCTGCAAGGAAAGCATCCCGTAAAGCATTGTACTCTGCGTTGATTGGAGCCGCACGTACTGTTGCTGTAGGGATAATGTCTGCTGTTGACTGTCTTGTATAACCTGCCATTTAATTTCCTATCGCCTATCTTCCAGGCTGTATGTAATAGAGATTGCCTGTATTGTGTGGCTTGCATTGGTGTTGTTAGTAACGTAGCTTATTGAGACAGAGTTTCCAGAACCTGAAACATTTGTTAGGGCTTTTGGAGAAGGATTACCATCGTATATATCCCCTGCACCGTAGATAGCAGTACCGTACAAAGCTGCTGCGCCTTCAGTAGAAAAGCTATAAGTTGTTGGGTTTAATGTGTTGGTGTCGTCATAGTCATAAGATACACCTACAAAGACTTCTGTTGATCCTTCAGACTTTAGGTACGTGTTTACTTTGTAAACAACCTTACGCATCTCAGGGTCTTCCATATAAAAATATGGTGTTTGGTAAAGACTAAAAATAGCATCTCCCGCAAAAGAGGTACCAGTCTCTTGTCTATATACTTTACCACCTCCATCACCGTGAATGATAAACTCAAACTGCCCAATGTATCCACTGGCTACACAGTTGGCTTCAATGCCAATAAGCTGGCTGTATTCAAAGATGCTTTGTTTATTCTGTGATTTACGAATAGCACCGATTAGGGAAAGAGAACTGTCGTTTTTAAAGAAGAATCTAAACTGTGATTTTTTACGTATAACTACAATACTAATATCTACGACTTGTTCTGATAGATAGTAGTTATCAAAGATGTCTTGAATCTCTTTAGAAACTGGAGCAAGTTCAACGTCACCAATTCTATCTGTACCAGAAATAGGACGAATACCATCTGGTCCTAAGAAGAGTAGATCACCCCCAAATTCTACCACAGAATCAGGTGCAACACAACCTAGGTTAGATGTTACATTCTGTAATACAAAATTAGCAGTGTTATTACCAGTTAGTTTTTTAATGTTATTTGCACCGAAGATGAAAAGATCATCACGGAACTTTTTAATAGCAGTAATCTTAAAACCTACATTAATAACTCCAGCACCGTTTGCAGGTGTAAAGTCTGTAGCATTAAGGGGTGCACTAAAATAAAGATTAAAAGGGTTTGTAGAGTCCCCCGCCAGAAATATATGCGAGGAATACTCTTCTGAAAACTTTGGGTCTGTTGCAGCATTGCTACTTGTAATCTGAGTGTAGGTTGTACCATCATAAGTAGCTGCTGGGTTAACTCCGTCAGTTAAAAGAAGTATTTCACCTGACCAGTTGAACTCTGAGAAACGTATTCTTGAAACGTTTGTTGTATTAGGAGAACCCGCAGTAGTTACAGCATCCCAAGAACTAGAAGTGTTGTTCCATTTATGTAGGTAGTTATACCCAGAAAGAGGTTTTCTGCAAGCAAAAATACCATCATTAAGATTACCGTTTACATGTACACCCAGTACAGCGCCGGAACCTGGAACAATTCCGTAGTCATTTTGATACCCGCTAATACGCCTGTAGCCACCTGCAAGAGATGGCTCGTAGTTAATCATACGAATAGCACTGCCAGACAAAGAAGAAGCCTGTGTGAGGGGATCAACATTGGTAATTAACCCACCCGCAGATACAGATAAAAAAGTACTTAATCCATCTGCCATTTAAAACACACTCGGTTTAGATCTTTGGAGTACTGTGGAACTGACAACTTGAGGAGAATCTACAATAAGTCTTCTCATAGATTTTATCCCCACTTTGAATTTTTCTGCATGTACCATTGCGGATTGATCGTTTGACCTAAAGCGCATTAGATACATCATAGCACCGTCAATAATAATACTTTTAAATCTGTCGGGGATAACAGTAACATCGTCAGCAAGCACCAGGTCATCTGGGAAAGACCAGTATCTATACTCAACTAAGTACTGTTCGTTAGGTAGGGGAGTTATACCAAATTTATTATCTTGGGTTTTATAAGCTGAAGATGGTACTGCATGACCACCTGTACCAGACATGTCTTCGTTAGCTCTGAAGTCTCTCAGGTAACTCTCGTATGAAATTACAGGTAAGTATTTTGCATTAGTACCTTGAAAAGGTTTTAAATAAAAAGTATCCCAGTCAACCTTGGACAAGTCGGCTGGTAAACTGTACACACCTGTACCAACAGTAAGCTGTTGCTCATAGGTCTGAAGCGTAAAAGGCCACTCTTGGGCCTCTTGAAGAATCTCTCTGATGGATGAATTTATAGCATCTTTTGCAGTTGACTGAACATTTTTAACAGAGTTAAAGTCAGCTGTATCAATAACAACATCGTTTACTCTTCTTAAAAGTTCATTAACAAGGTTAATGTAGGTGGCCATTCTGCATCCTAAATATACTTAGAGGAGTTGAAGGGGCTACCGAAGCAGCCCCAACTATTAACTTATGCTAGGTTGTACTTAGCAGTTACAAGAGCTTCTGGACGTAGAATCTTACGACCATATAGATGCATACCACGTACAATGTCAGCAAAGCTGTCAGGGTCACGGTAAGTTTCAGTCTTGTTGATTTGCTCAGCAGTTGCTACAGCAGAATCATGACCAGCTACAATAGCACCGTAGTTGGCGTTTTGGTTAGCTGAACCTGTAGTACCAGCACCAGTACCTACTGATGGCAAGTTGCTTGAAGTGTATACACGGAAACCGTGGAAGTTGTTCAAGACTAGACCGTTACGTAGGCCACCTGATTCACCGAAGTCTGCGTTGAATAGACGAGAGTCTTCGTCACGCAATACTTCCATAAATACTGGATCGACTACCAACCAACGACCTTGGGTATCAACTTGCTTTTGATCCAAGAGACGAGCCATACGAGACACAACCATTGCTGGTGATGCGTATGCTGTTGGAAGTGCTGTTGCACCTGGCAAACGAGCAGCTACTGGGATCGAGTGATCAGCAGCGGATGCAGTTGTGATGTTACCGAAGTCACTCTTTTTCAGCTTGTTAGCTGCCAAGAGTTCATCAGTACCAGCAGCAGCATCAGCCTTAGTGCCGTTTACTACGTTGTTTACAGCACCTGCGTTTGCATGCAAAGCAGCTTGCTTATAGCCAGCCAAGTAACCCAGAACTTCTTGGTCGTACTGATCAGCCAAGCGGTAAGCCGCACGGTTGGTAGCAAGGTCCATGAAGTTGACGTGGGAGTGAGCTTCTTCAATGTCGTCCATTTTGAACGCAAAGTAGTTGCTCTTGTCTACTACAAGAGAGAAGTCTGCATCTGCCAAGTCTTGTGCTGCAATAGTTGCACCACGAGTATATGCTGATACGCTTACTTCTGGCTCTTTAATAATCTTAACAGTATCACCTTGGCTAGCGATTTCTCCAAAATAGTCGGAGTTAGTAATATCGCCACATACGGTGGACTTGCGGAATGCAAGCTGTACTTTTTTAGAATAGATAACTGATGAAAAGTTACCATTCGGGAGGTTGGTATAACCCCCTGCGGATGCGAATGCCATTATAATTCTCCTAGAATGTTTGGCTTATGATAAAGAGATGAATGCGAGTATAAGGCAAACACCTCAACTCAGAGAAACTAAACAAGACGAAGAGGCTGAGGAATTTTCTAGGGTGCGTTTACGGTCTAGCGTACAATGATCAATCATACGGTCTAGCGTAAACGGGCCTGTACTTACTCAGGTAGTTCTTTGATATATGTTTAAGTTTAAGGGTTGTTTGGCAAGAGAGGTAGTCCCATAGGGGAGGCTCTTGTTCCTGCCAATAGTTATACTCCGGTAGAAATAGATGTCAACACCTATCGTGCACTACCAGACATATCATAGACAAATTTACCAGTTCTCATAGCTTTGGTAATTTCATCTTGACGTTCTTCGAACTCTTTTGAAGACATCTGAGCAACTTCAGATTCTGAAATCTGACCTGTTGAGTCAGTTGCATCTACTTTAGCTCTTGAACCTTTGCTTACCAGAGATGCTGCCTTCTTAGTAGAAGCCTTCTTAGCATCCTTGGTGAGACCTTTATCAGACTTATACAAGTCGATAACTCTTACGACAGAAGCAGGGTCATCTTGATTCTCATAGATGGCATCCTGTACCCACTTGGGTTGTGCTTCTGCCCAATCATGAAACTCATCTGACTCTCTTAGATTAATAAAGTCTGGATGGGAATCTAGAATTTTAGATTCAGCTGATTTACGAGTAGCTTCAAACTGGACTTTATCCAGCTCAGACAAACGTGACTCAGCTTTATGAAACATCTCTTGTGCTTTTTTAGCAGCAATAGTTTCTACAATACCTGCAACATCTGGATATTCTTTTGCCCAAGCTTCGATGTCTTCGTCGGACTTAGGGGGGATGATAGTACCACCCTCCATACGTTTCTCAAGAGCACCAAACTTTTCTTCCCAGTCTTTTTCCTTTTGTTGCATGTGACGTCTAAGGTCACCGTACCTTTTCTTAAAAGACTTCTCTTCTCTAGTTAGATTAGACTCGTCTTCTGTGTCTTCTTGAGGAGCAGTTTCAACTACCTTTTCGGCAGCTTCTCCTGTATCTTCTTCAACCTCTTCACCACGAGCTTTTGCTTCCAGTTGAGCAATTTGCTTTTCTTCTTCTTCCATCTGTGCTTTTTTACGAGCATGGTTAAAACCACGATCTACAAAGCCAGCTGTCTTGGGTGATTCAATTGTATTTAGTTCGGACATTTTCAGTTCCTTATGTTGGGGCTAGCATTATTGCTAGGTCGCCTTATAGTTGTTGTAGGGTTTATTATTTATTTCTTTTTGGGTTTTTTCATGAGTCCACCTTTGGCCATACCGCCCCAGCCTGACCCTTGGCCCTGGTCGCCCTGACCTCCCGTTGCCGCTGAGGCTTGGGACGTAGAGCTATAACCTGTAGAGCCTGTCTGGGCTACCTCTGCGATAGTCTTGTTTTCTGCTTTGGCTCTAGCTGCAATATTATCAGCTCTTTGACGTGCCTCATCTTGTGCAGCAGAACGTGTACCAGTGCGTTGAGCAGATAACTGGGCAACATTGGAGGTACCTGACGATGCTGCTGCTGGTGTTGTTGGTGTAGGTGCTGCTGCTGGTTTTACAGGTTCCTCAGTAACGATTTGCACTTTACTTTTTCTTTCCTCTAGGGCATCTAAAGCACGTTCGTAAGCTCCTTTGTTACCACCAAACATTTCAGGAGTTATCTTTACATCCTTCCCAGAGAAGGCAGCAAGCTGTTGTACAAAGGCATTCTGACCAGAAAGCGCACCAAAGGTACTAGCCCCCTGAACAAGGAAGCTGGAGTTATTAATTAACTCATCTGCTTGTTTATTAAGTGCTTCAGCTGTACTATCAAAACCTCTTGCCTCAGCTACCAAGGCAGCTGCCCTTATTTCTGAAATTGCTTGTCCTTGTTTAATACTAGGATACGCAGCTATTGCTAAACCTAGAGGACCGCCAGCAAGTGTTCCAAGAACAGCAGCGCCTTTTTTAGTGAAAGGATCTTGCTTAGAACCTGTACCTATAGCAGCTAGTTCTTTTTCAGAGAGTTTAAAGTAGTCTTGATCAGGCTCTTTAAACTTAACCTCTGTCGGTTCTGGAGGAGCCGTACCCCCACTTCCTCCACCGAAGTCATCCGTATTCGCTAATACACAAGTACCTGTTACAGGATCAAAGCCCATACCCATAGCTCTACAAGACTCAGCAGCAGAGTTAGGTGCAGCTGAAGCTGCGGCAGGTGCTGCACTTACTGCAGGG